CAAGGCGACATCCTGAAGCGGTTCCCTGAGGGCTCCTACGTTACCGGCTCCATCATGGTGCATTCGAAGTTCCCTCTGACTGCAGGTGAGGACGGCATCGATGCTGACCTCGTGCAGTGGAATGGCGACTGGTACACCGTGTTCAACATCTCCGACTGGACCACGTACGGCGCCGGCTTCACCGCCGCGCTGTGCACGCCTGTGAAGCTCTCCGGGGGCTGAGAAGTGGCAAACGATTCCTCGACCGGCGGTTATATCCTGCCGGCGGGCAGTCCTGCGCCACTGGAAGATGCCGCGCTTGATGCGCTGTTCCAGCAGGTTGTGACGGGCGTGACCGGCTTGCTTGGCGCGATGGTGCGCCCCAGGTGGCAGCCGACCGTGCCAAAGCAACCCGAGCCGGCCACCAACTGGTGCGCCATTGGCGTGACCAACATCGAACCGGACGATTATCCGGTAGAGATTCACGATGACACCGGGGACGGCCACGACAACTATGCCGTGCACGAAACCCTTGTCGTGCTGGCCAGCTTCTACGGCCCCAACAGCATGTCCAACGCCAAGGTCATGCGAGACGGGCTCTACATCGCACAGAACCGAGAGGCGCTGACACAACAGGGCATCACGGTTACCGACGTCGGTAAGCCGGTGGCCGCCCCCGAGCTCGTCAACCAGCAATGGATCCGGCGCTACGACGTCGATATCCGCTTCCGCCGCAAGGTGGAACGCACGTACCCGATTCTCAACATCCTGTCGGCTCCCTTCGAGATCGACACGGATACTAACGCCTAACGGAGCATCCCCATGTCGCAAGGTCTTTCCGTCAGCGATGTCGTCAATGTAGAGATCAACATGTCGCCCATCGCGGCAGCGGTCCGCAACTTCGGGGCGCTCCTGATCCTGGGTGCATCGCCTGTCATCGACGTCAACAGTCGCATCCGGCTGTACAGCAACATCAGTGGCGTCGCCACGGACTTCGGCACGTCAGCCCCCGAGTACCAGGCTGCCGCGCTGTTCTTCTCGCAGTCGCCTCAGCCGTCCACGCTGTACATCGGGCGATGGGCCAAGACGGCGACGTCCGGTCAGTTGCTGGGCGGGACGCTTTCCGCCGCACAACAGGCCCTATCCAACTTCACGGCTGTCACGTCGGGCGGCATGAAGATCACGGTCGACGGCACCCTGAAGTCCCTGAGCGCCATCAACCTGTCTTCGGTCGCCAATCTCAACGCCGTTGCCACGGCAGTCACTTCCGCGCTCGCTGGGTCGGCCACGGTCGTCTGGAACGCGAACTACAGCCGCTTCGAGGTCACCAGCGCGACCACCGGCGTGACCTCCAGCCTGACCTACGCGACGGCGCCCGCATCGGGTACGGACATCTCCGGTCTGCTGGGGCTCGTCCAGAACGTCGCGCAGGCACCCATCGCGGGCATTGCCGCGGAGTCGCTGCTCGCCGCCGTCCAGGCGGTGTCGCCCTTTGGCGACTGGTACGGCCTGACGGTGGCCGACACCAGCCCGCAAACTTCCGATCATCTGGCGGTGGCGGGCTACATCGAGGCCTCTTCGCCGAGCCGCATCTACGGCGTGACGACGCAGGACTCGACCGTGCTCACCACGGCCACAACCGACGTCGCCTCTCAGCTGCAGGCGCTTCTCTACAAGCGCACCTTCACCCAGTACTCGTCGAGCAGTCCGTATGCCGCTGCGTCGGCGTATGGCCGCGCCTTCACGGTCGATTTCACCGCGAACAAGAGCACGATCACACTCAAGTTCAAGCAGGAGCCCGGCGTTGCGGCGGAAACGCTCAACGAGACCCAAGCGGCGACGCTGAAGTCCAAGAACTGCAACGTCTTCGTCAACTACAACAACGCAACCGCCATCATCCAAGAAGGCGTGATGGCCAACGGCTACTTCTTCGACGAAGTGTTCGGCCTGGATTGGCAGCAGAACGACATGCAGACGGCGGTCTACAACGCCCTCTACACCAGCCCCACGAAAATCCCGCAGACCGACGCCGGCATCAACCAGCTCGTGGCTGCCATCGAGGGCTCCGCGGAGCGCGGCGTGAACAACGGCTTGGTCGCCCCTGGCGTATGGAATGCGCCTGGCTTCGGGGCACTGTCGAACGGCCAGACCCTCGCCAAGGGCTACTACGTCTACGCGCCACCCATCAGCAGTCAGTCGCAGGCCGATCGTGCCGCACGTAAGGCGCCGACCATCCAGGTCGCGCTCAAGCTCGCGGGCGCGGTCCATTTCGCCAACGTCATCGTCAACGTCAACCGTTAAGGAGCCGCCATGGGCCGCGCTTATAGCTTTCTCGACGTCCAGGCCACCATCGTCGGTCCTGGCGGTTCGTTCAACCTAGGCAACGGTTCTGCCAATGCCGAAGAAGGCATCACTGTCGAGATGGTCGAGGACAAGAACACCATGACCATTGGTGCCGACGGCACGCCGATGCACAGCCTCCATGCTGGTAAGGCGGGCACGGTTACGGTGCGCCTGCTCAAGACTTCGCCGGTCAACGCACAGCTCCAGGCCATGTACGACCTGCAGAGCGTGTCTTCGGCGCTCTGGGGTCAGAACGTCATCAGCATCAACAACAAGGCCAGTGGTGACAACGTCGGCTGCCGCTACGTCGCCTTCAAGAAGGTGCCCAACAACACCTACGCGAAGGATGGCGGCACCAATGAGTGGGTGTTCGATGCCGGCGCCATCGACTCCTTGCTGGGTACGTACTGATGGAATTCGAAATCAACGGACAGCAGTACCGGAGCGGCAAGCTCAACGCTCGCCAGCAGTTCCACGTCGCGCGCCGCCTTGCCCCCGTCTTCGGGGGCTTGGCGGAGGCCTCGCAGGGAGCTTCGCCGGACTTCGCGCATTTCCTTCAGCCCATCGCGGACGCGATCGCGGGCATGTCCGACGCGGATTGCGACTACATCCTGGACACATGCTTGGGTGTCGTGCAGCGGCAGCAGGGCAGCGCCTGGGCGCAAATTCTGGTGAACAAGGTACAGATGTTCGATGACATCGACTTGGGCGTGATGCTTCAGATTGCGTCAAAGGTCATCACGGAGAACCTCGGCGGTTTTTTTCAAGGAAGCGCCGCATCCGTTCTGAGCAGCCCGACGGCGACAGCGTAGCGTGGGCCTCCTTGCCTGACGGTGAGGACTGGCTGATGCGGCCTGTCATCAAAGGCTATTGCAAGCTGGAAAGTCTGTTTGACGGATCGCTGGACCTTGAGGCCATCGCCTTGGCGAACGACGCCATCGATGTGGTGGAAGAGAATCGGATCAAAGCGGAGAGACTGAAGCGATGAGCACGGACGTCATTCGCGAGTTTTTGGTCTCCCTTGGCTTCAAGGTCGACACCACGAGCGAGCGCCGCTTCACCGATGGCGTGAAGAACGCCTCGAAGGAAGTGGCTGCTCTCGGCGCCGTGACAGTCGCCACCGGTGCGGCGGTCCTAGCCTTCGTGTCGAAGATGGCGAACGGTCTGGAAGACCTCTATTTCGTCAGCCAGCGCACGCGTGCATCCGCCGAGAACATCAAGGCGATCGGTTTTGCGGCCGATCAGATGGGCAGTTCAGCCAATGCGGCCCAGGCCTCGATCGAAGCCTTAGCCAAGTTCCTGCGCATTAATCCCGGCGGCGAGAGCCTGCTCAAGTCCTGGGGCATCCAGACTCGTGACACCAATGGAGAGCTGCGCGACACCACTGAGCTGCTGAGCGACCTTGGCAAGCTGTTTCGCGGCATGCCTTATGCGCAGGCCTACGCCCGCGCCAATGTCCTCGGCATCGACGAGAAGACACTCCAGGCCCTGATCAAGGGGACGGACGAATTCAGCGATCGCTACAAGCAGATCCTCGCTCGCTACGGCCTCGACGTCACCAAAGCCACAGAGCTGTCTCACAAGTTCAACCTCCAGCTCCGCGACCTGAAGGCGAACTTCGAGGTTCTGGGCACGGTTGTCGGCACCCGCGTGATCGGCATCCTCAACGAGCTGGAGTTTCGCTGGAACTCGCTGGACGATTCGACCAAGAGCAACATCAAGACCGTTGCCGAATGGGTCGCCGGCATTGTGGCTGGAACCGCCATCATCATGGGTGGCCCGGTGGCCTGGATCGGAGCCCTTGCCGCGGCCATCGGCCTGCTGTGGGACGACTACAAGGTCTGGAAAGAAGGCGGCAAGAGCTTCATCGACTGGGGTAAGTGGAAGCCAGAGCTCGACCTTGCCAAGGCAGCCATCGACCTGCTGGCTGATGGATTCAAGAATCTGTGGTCAGTCGGCCAGTTCGTCTGGCCGCACATGGTCGATGGATGGCACAACCTGACGGCCGCCGTGAAGGAGGCCTACGAGTGGATCATGAAAGTGGTCCACGCCGTAGAGAACAGCAAGGCTTTCCAGTGGGTCATGGACAAGACCCAGGGCGCGCGCGACGCGGTGACGTCGACGTACTCGTCGGTCTACAGCTGGATTAAGGGCAAGGCGAGTGCGGCCATTACGCCGGATGTAAAGCGGGACGCGTCGTCGCTCGGCAGCGCTGCCGCGAACTTCTGGAACAAGATCACCGGGCA